GGTTGCATACCCGCAATTTTACGAAGTCTATTGATCTCGGCTAATGGTTGTCTGCCCTGTGCGTATAATGCTGTCTGTTCTGCAAAACTACGTAAGGCGTAAGATATTCTAAGTCTCACGCTCTTACCAAGAAGATTATTTGCACCTTCATAATCCATTCTTGCCTTCTCCCTTAGTTTCGGATGAAGTGTTGCTATTCTTTGAAGTGATACATTATCCATTATTGTTGTGGTTGTGGCTCTATTGGTTGTTGTGGATCAATATCGCCTGGTTTAGGAATTAACTCGTCTTTATAATTATCAATGTTTTCCAATATCTTTAAAAGAACTCCTTTAGGTAATATACCTATTATCGAAAGGTTCTTCAAGAACGAAATGATCTGAAAGGTAAGTATAGGCAGCATAACCGCTTCGGCCATCCACGATGCATATTGAAATCCTTTCTCAATACTTAACATAACTGCAAGCAATGAACTATATGCCCCGAAATACCATACTACCTTCAATGCTTTCTTTGTTTCAAATGTCCTCGTAGAAATAGCCTTTCCTACGCCGGCAGCAAAATCAGCGAATACAAGCAAGGCAATAGCAGCAAAAGCATTGCTATTCACATTGACCATATCAGTAAAGTATCCAATCACTCCGCCTACTACGCTAAGCATAAATCCTACGACAATGTCCGGCACCGATTTTAAATGAAATATATCTGCGAATAGTGTTCCTTTAAATGTGTCTAGCATTCTTTGTAAGGTTTTAAATATAAAAAATTTAGTACGAGTACTCATATTATCTCAATTAATACTTGTGACCGAAATTTGCAACATTACTAGATTTAGTAGTAGGATGGTAATAGTCATTCAAGATTAATACTCCATCGTAATAAACATCTGTTGTTCTTAAATCTATATCTTGATTTCTAAATACATTCTTGGTCCGTATCTGTTTTGCAGAACCTTTTAAAATAACAATCTTTGCAGGATGGTTTTTTTCTAATAAATTGTTTGCTACATTTGGTGTATGAGTAAACGCTTTTTTATCTGTTTTCCCAACAAAGACATTATAGGTAGATTGTGTACCATCATTCCAATTGATTATCATCTTATACGGATAATGTATTACCCTATCGTGAGATATTCCCTGAAGATCCGTTATTGGTACAAATTCTTGTGAAACGATTTTGTTTTGATTAAACACTGTATGAGTTCTGATTACAGTGTTATCCAACATCGTATCTATACTGTTCGATGTTAGATAAAATATGTGATAAGCTATTTTGTTCATTTTTGTTCGGTTTTAATTATTAAATATATTAATACTACCGCCATTACAGGAACTACTACTAATAATGGCTTATAGCTATCAGTATTAGTTAGATCACCAAAGATTGCTTCGCTAAAAAATATGATTGCTAGAAATGCTGCTCCTAGTAATACTAGTCCGTATGATAAAGCACTTTTGAAATTTGTCATTGTAAATATATTGTTGTTATTAAGAAAACTATTTTAAATATTAATTGTGGAATCCATCCACCACTTTTTTTCCACAGCTTATCTGTTTTTGCTGTAGCACCAATATAATTCCAATTTCTACCTTCTAAGATGTTTAGAGCATAATCGAAGATCAAGTAGAAGATTGCTGTATTGAGCGCAAAATTTAAGATAAAATTACCATTACTAAAATAACTTATCACTGCCACTACTATTGCTCTAAGTATCCAACGGCTTGTATGATCTGTAAACCTTTTACCGTTGTCGTAAAGTGCTGATAGGATGGTGAATATTAGGGTTACTATCATTTCTTTTTCTTATTGATCTTGTTTTTAAATACCTATAGTGTGAATATTATTGTTAATATCATGTTTAATCTGTTTTTGGCATTTTGTGTCTTAGTATTGTCCTGAGTCTTCACCAAAATATCTCCACTGTGGACATGTCATAGCGCTTAGTTGTGGATAATTTGCTGTAGTCATTTTAAAGTTTCCGCTAAAATATCCGTTTGTTGCATTAGCAATATCGTCTCTAGTCATGTTTCCTACGCAAGTTACATTGTATCTAACAGCATCGCCATTAGCTACAATATCTGCTCCTGTTGCACTACTACAACCTAATATTTTATTATTTATAGCAATTCCACCAAGTAACCTATTGTGTGCATTACCTGTAGAGTTGACGCCTGCAACAATTATTCCTGAGTAACATGGGATTGTACTATTCGTGTATATTGTATTACCTTCACAAACAACGCCAGGATCTACTAGAATACCAGTGCCGTTATTAGCTCCTGTATTCCTAGACATGTAAATAATGTTGTTTTTGTATTCCCAACCAACTGCTTGCTTTACAAGATTTGCATACTGTGGTGATGGAGAATTTATAGTAGTAATAGCATATTTAAAACCTGCGAAAGTGTTTCCTGTAACTTTCACATCATGTGGGAATAGGTATTCTGTATCGACTCCAAGACTTGTTTTTCTTACAATACCATTGTGTTGAAGTAAAAGTCCATATTGAGAATTTACATTATATACGTTTGGGTATTCAAAAACATTATTTTGGATATAAAGTCTGTCAAAGTGTATAAAATGATTAAAAGCCTGTTGCCCACTACTTAATGGATTTGTAACATAATCATACTTAGGTGTTTTGCTATTGTCCCAATAGAAATTGTTATTTACAATATTTACATACCCTACATGCTCCATTTTCATTGTGGAGTTAATAAACGTATTATCATTTATAGTTACGTGACTTATGGCTGTATCTTCATAAATAGTATTTGGATTTGCTGATGCTAAATAAATAGGTCCACAGTTATCAAAAGTGTTATTATTTATCCTAACTTTTTTCTCTACTTTTATAGAGCCTCCTGTAAAACCATTTATAACATACTTGTAATCCTTAAAGTGATTGTTAGACATTATTAAATCAAAATCATCTGAACTATCCATAGTCACTACAGATTCTTCACAATCTCTAAAATTACAGCCTATAATCCTAACATGTGTTGTATTTGCAGAAGATGTTATAGTTGCTTCGCTGTGACCTGTTAAAGCATTTGTTACTTGATTAGATGTTGTGCCATGACAATTTTGGATCACTACCAATGCTTCGCTTGATGTACTTGCAGAAACATGGACAAAACTACCCCCAAGATTTTCATAACTACAATCTAGAATATGAAGTTTTCCATAATTTATGCACTCAACCACTGTATTCTTAAAATGGCAATTTTGGATAACTATTTTTGTGTCAGTATTATTTGCTGCAATATCGTCCCCATATCTCCAATCATAACAGTGGTTATTACCTGCTCTATTGCCATTAAAATTAAGATTTTTTACACTTACTGCACCATTGTCTGTTTGATTAGATAGATCAAGTAAGGTAAAATTCAACACAACCTTCCAGCCAATTTTAACATTACCTGTAAGGGCGTTTGTAAAAGTAATTACATTTGTACTTGTGTTTATGTTTGATATTATATGGCTACTCGTAATACCTACATTCTCGTCGAAAGCCAATCCACCATTTACTGCTCCAGGATTAACAAAGAATATTGTTTGCCCTACTCTATAAAGACTTGCGTCTGCTACTGTAACTGTAAATGCTCCAATTCTAGATGTAGCTGTTGTTAGTGAAGCAGGCGTAGTTACTCTTGTAAGTGTTGCATTGTTTCCTGTTACTGTTTCAGATACTACTCTAATACCTGCGTCTATTGTATAATTCTTGTTAGGATATAGTTGTAAGTTACTTACTACGGCTGCTGCGTTTTTTAATCTATCTGTGTCGTTGTAAATACCATTAGCACTTGTAAGTTTAGATACGTAGTTGCTTCCATTCATATCGTAGCCACCACAAACCCACCATTCGGGTCTACCATTTATTCCGTCCCAATCTCTTTCCCATCCTGCTATTAGTGTTCCCCCATTTTCTAGTAATGGGTTACCTGTCCATTTGAATATACCTCCTATCGTTGTATATTCATTCCCGTCCGGTCCTTCATAAGTAAAATCCTTTACATTTACTATTGATGGCGCATAGTCACTTAGACTTCTTAATTCTGTATAGTTATCTACGCTAAGCACATAATTATCAATAAATTCACTTGTTATGTATTCTGTTCCATTCCAAATATAAATAATTCCTGTGGTAGTATCTACATAAAAAACTCCTTCCGATCCATCTACATCCGGATTGTAAACTGTAAAGTCTTTCTTGCAAAGTAACCGTCTTACGTGTTGTTCTATCTGCTCTATGGTCATATTATGCGTTTATTGCTACTGCTGTTACGTTACTTGTCAAATCGTTTAAGTATAAGAGTTTAGCTACTCCTGCACTATCTCTTACGATATCTTTGGTGTAATTTCCGAATACTCTCGTTGCCGCTAAAAAGCTTGTTGCTGATGCCGCCGACGCAAGATCTTTGATATTCGTAAATCTAAATGTCTCCGTATTGTACAATATCTTCATGGTATTTACTAATCCTGTGAAATTATTATATAAAAACTTCGCACCCGCACCTGAATAGTTTATTATTAGAAATGCCGTGTCTGAACTAGCAGAAAGATTACACTTAGACATTCCTTTTATATTACAACTAACCAAATTGCCATTTATAATACAATCGTCCATTTCTCCGAAAAATACAGTTGCTATGTTCTCTGTGCTTATCGTACTTGTTTGGAATGAAGATCCATATACATTTGTAAATTGACTTGACTTAATATCTGTTTCTCTTATTACGCTAATTGTTCCACTTCCTTGAATAACATTAATATTAGTATTTGTACAACTTGTGTGGAATACTAAGTTTAACTTCTCTATCTTGTTTGCATTGAAATAATCGCCGCCGTATTTAATGATGGTATTTTTGCCGACGTTTATTAATCTATCTTGAAAATTAGCAGATACAGGAATATTAAAGCCTGACAATGCTATTTGGGTAGATGTAACTGATGTGTACGATGCATTTGCAAACGCAAACTTCATCCAATGATAAGTATCTAAATCAGGATCATTCCCGGTATTGCTATTTATCATAGACATATATATGCCGTTAGATGTTCTTACTACTGCAGTATCATTATATGTTACTCCGATGTCCCATGCATTAGTTACATCTATCTGCCATCTCCTGAATTTTACGTTACGGAAATCAAATGGTACATCGATATTATTTACAGTGTCTATTCTACGGTCTATAAATCCTTTGGTCTGACCTTGCACTTTACTTGTATCTGCATTAGATATCTTGTAAAAAATAAGGTCTCCTGGGTATGTTGTAGAGTACGCTATCGGCGCTAATGTGTTTATAGATGTCGCAGTGACTATCAGTGGTTCTACAGACGCCGTGTTAGTGTCCGCTGTTCCCGGTACGGTATGTACTGTTTGATAATCCGTAATAAGGTATCTTCTATTTACTACTAATGCATTTGTAGATATCAGTGTTGCTAATGCAGAATATAGTATTGATGTTATGCCGCCGCCGACGAATTGTAGCTGACCACCGGATATAGATAGGTTAGAATCTAATGTTATTCCGTCGATGTTTCCACCTGTTCCTCTACCTACAAGTTCTTGCTCATTTATTACTAAATCACCTGGACTTGCTGCAGATCCTGTATTATTAGTCTTTATTGTATGTGCCGCTGACGTACCTAGTTTTGCGTTGGTTACTGCGCCTGCGCCTATCTTACTTTCAGTAACCGCTGCTGCACCTATCTTCGCTTCTACTACTGCGCCATTCTGAATTACTAATGCAGGATCTCCTACTGATGCGTTTCTTACTTCTCCTGTATTGTATTGAATAGCTTGTTTGAAAGTACTTGTTACGCCGTTCTCATTTGTATATGTTCCATCCTGACCTGCTACTACTAATGTAGTTACAGTCTCTCTTATTATGGTTGATCCACCTATACCGTTATTATGAGTCGCAATTGTCTTTCCCGCAGGTAATGTGCCTGTTACAGAAGAAACTGCGCCACCGCCGCCGCCTAGACCACTAACGTCTAAGTATGCGCCACCGTCGCTACCTTCTGTGATAGAATTGTCTGCGTCTGCGGAAACTATTACAGTATTTGTAGCATTTGGTTGGAAAAATCTAAAATACCATACATTTGAAATATATTCAAAAGCTGCAAAACCATTGCTAAACTGTACTAATATTGTACCTTTATCTTTTATATTTGCAGGCATAACCCAACCTGCTAATGGATCAGACGGATTAAATAAAACTAAGTTTCCATCTCCATCATTACTTTTAGCTATTGCAGAAGATGACTTCACAATAATTTTACCCATCTCAACCGTAAAGTCTTTACGGGTTATATCGCTTAATTTTATTACTCTTTTACCTGCCATTATATTTTTTTATTATGGGTATATTTCTATTTTAAAAAGATTTTTGTTTAATAATTCATCATATAAAACGGGATTTACTGTAAGCCCATCTGTCTCTAAAAGACCTGTATAGATTTTTATCTGTTGGTTATTAAAATATAAATCTGTAATATAGAAAGAATTCCCTAAGTCATTAGACTGTGGTTTCCCTAAACTTATGTCTGTTTTAGCAGGATTTAGAGTGCCATTTGTTATATTTACAAGATATTCTCCATTTGTAGTATATTGAAATGTAATATTAAGTCCTGTATTATTGGTTATTATATTTTCTGTTGGTGCGCTTGTCCCTACTTGTGTAAGAAATGATTTATATACTCTAGGACCTGCAGGTATGTACTCACTACTTGGATAGAAAAAATTTAAAACCCATAATGTCCCATTAAAAGTATAATAACCTAATCCGTCATTAAAAAGGACATGTGCAATTGCATTTACTTTTGGATTTGTTGGCTTTCCCCAATAAAGAAGTGGGTCTAACTCATTAAACCCTGCCATAGAACCATCGCCAATATTTGAAGTAATATTATAAGAAGAATCTTTTACTAAAAGTACACCTGCTTCTACTTTATAGTCCTTCTTCGAAAGGTCTGCTCTTTTTACTAATTTCGCCATTTCGTTTTTTTATTATGCTGATAAATCATCAATGGTTATGGTAGAACAAGTGTCTACAATATCGCAAACAAGTATTTCTGATACTACTGTTTCTCCTCTTTTAAAGAGTATTTTTTCTTTAGGCGCATCTGTTGTTACACTGTATAATGTTGCTGAATACAAAGGCGGTATTGTCTCCGTACTTAGGAAAGGTCCTGCTACTACATCTCCATCAACTATACAATATATTCCTACTTGGAAAGTAGCTGCTTGTGTCGGATCAATTTGATACCTTGTGTAAGTACCTGTTGCTTGATCAAAATTTAAGTTATCTAGAACTGTATTTACTAAACTTTCAGGAACTACTCTCCATTCTGTTATCCCATAGTTACATGGGGTATCGTTTTCTGCTGCAGAACATCTACATCCTTGACCTGATACTGCCGCCGCCGCCGGAGCGCACTCAATATCTAATGATGGTCCAAGTAAGATATCGATACTTATATTGTTACCTGATTCGGTATCTGTTATTCCTGATACTGATATTTCCTTTGTCAATTGTAATGGCAATGCCGTTGCAAGATTTGTTCCTGATGGTAAAGATGTCTCTACTATCAATGCCTTCTCTTGTCCTACATTAAGTCCATTTACAGTCCATAAATCTGTCGCCCGATTAAGAAACGTACTTGCTGCCGTTCCGTTACCAAAGGTTTGACCTGCGGTATCTGTTACGTCAGATGTACGATGGTATATTACCGGTGTACTCCAAGTAAGTTGAACTGTTACTCCTGTGGTAAGGTTTACAGTGCCGTTGTTTCTAGCTACGATTTTCCACAATACCTTTTGTGTTGGTACTGTGATAGTTTGTGGTAAGTGATTTACTCCTATATCAAATATGTTCATTATTATCTTTTTTTTAACTGGTTTGTAAATCGATACCTGAATTAACCTGTAAGTCTAACGGTGCATCTTCACATATACCTGTACACTTATTAGCTACTTGTCCTTGTGGGCAATATACACCTATTGATCTATCGTTAAGTTTGAAGTTAAGTACTGTCTGCTTACTTACCGTTCCTTTCACTCCGATTACTTTAATTG